GTCCCATTTCAAGCGCGGTTTTAGCGTCAAGCCATGTTTCCTTGTCCATCAGCTTTAACACCTCATCTGCACTCTTGCCGCTTTTTGCTTCATACACTGCCGCAATTCCTCTGTCAGTGACTGCCAAATCCTTAGCAATCTTCACTTTGCCGTTCTTGTTGGAGCAATCTGTGCAAGCCGCATTGTGTATCATCATATTTGAGCCGGGCGACATCAGGCATTTACCCGCCATTGCGATTATACTCGCGCTACTGGCCGCCAGTCCGCAAATGTGTATTTCCATATTTCCGTTGTAGGCTTTCAAGGTGTCGTGCATATTCACGCCGGAATACAAATCACCGCCGCCGGAATTGATTGTGATTACAATATCTTCACCGTTACTTTCGGATAAAAAATCCTTTAACATTTTCGGTGATGTGCATTCAATTCCAAACCAATCATAAAGCTCTGCATCGTCATTCGATACAATTACTCCGTTAATTTCAAATTCTCTCATTTATTCGCCGCCTTTCTTTGTGTTTTTCTCCTTATTCCAATTTCCCGCATCTTCAAGTCTTGTAAAATTGCCGTTCGCAAAATAGCTATCTCCGCCTTTTTCGGAAGGTATTCTGTTCCAACCCTCAAGCTCTCTTACATCATTCGGCGACATAAAGCCGTTTTGTATACCGACGGCGTAACCGTCCATACGACTTTTGTAATCGCCTCGAAGCAGACCATCCACATTGAAGCTGACAAAGATTTTATTTCTTTCGCCCGGTTTTATTAATTTTTGCTGTATACTCTGCTCAATACGCACAAGCCACGGGCGTATGGTATTTACAACAAAATCAAGACTTTGCTGTTCTATGTTGTTAAAGGAACTTTTTTCCAAATCCGCCACCATATGCGGCGGCACTCTGAATATACGGCAGATTTCGTTTACCTGAAATTTTCGTGTTTCAAGGAACTGTGCATCCGAAGGAGCTACAGATACTGGCGTATATTTCATACCTTCTTCAAGAACCGCCGTCTTATGTGCATTTCCGCTGCCGCCGTATACCCTTTCCCATTCATCGCGCACCTTTTCAGGCTCTTTAATTCTGCCGGGGTACTCAAGTACACCTGACAGCGTTCCGCCGTTTGAAAAAAACTTAGAGCCATATTCTTCACTTGCCGCGCCCAATCCTATTGCATTTTTCGCCATTGCAACAGGGGAATAACCTATAAGTCCGTCAAAGCCAAGTCCCGGAATATGCAGTACATTATCCGAGGGTAATACAATCTGCCTTTCTTTATCCGGTGAGTAGGTATAATATATCCTGCTGTCAATATTAGAACGGTCAACTTTCATTTTATTGGGAAGAAGCGGATATAATCCGATAATATCTCCAAAACCATTACGCACAATCTGAGCGTAAGCATTTCCCCACAAAAGCAAATGCGACACAAGCGTTTCACGGAAAACGAATGATGTCATTTCTTTATTCGGCGCGTCATGTAGAAGATAATACAGCGGATGCGTATAGGCTTTTTCCTTGCCGCTGTCGGTATACTGATATGTATGCAGCGGCAGGCTCGCCACCGTTTCGGCAATAATACGAACACAGGCATATACTGCCGTAATCTGCATTGCGGAAAAGGGTGTTACATTTGCACCCGCACTTGTGCCACCGAAAAAGTACTGCCGCGCTCCGACATAATCACCGGTATAATTCTGCGGTTTATCTCTTGGACGGAATAATCTTTTTAAAAATCCCATAGTAAGCCTCCTGTCGATATTTTTTAGTTCATATACACTATATCACAATTCCGTTGCCCCAATGCGACAACTTTTCAGAAACAGGGAATTTTTTATAAAAAAAACACGCCCGAAGACGTGTTATACCGTTATCATATATTTTTTTCATTATGACGCTGTTTCCCCGCTTCTCTTTTTTATAGAATAATCAGTCCTCTGCTGTCGTAAACACTTGATGTATCCGTATGCCTTGTTGCTCTGTCAAAAGCCATAATCGCTGCAACAGCTCCGTCTATCTTTTCTCGGCTGTATTTCTTTGACGGCTTCTCACACTCTGGCGTATTTGTCTCAATACACACATTTCCGAAATTCCAGCGAAGCACAGGATTATTATTATGTACAATATTTTTCCTTTTAATTTCAACAAATATCTGCTTTGTCGGCGGCGACATATCCCGGTAACCTTGTCCAAAAGGAACCATTGTCAGTCCCTCGTCCGAAAGATTCATAATAATTTCCGTTGCGTTATATCTGTCATAAGCGATTTCCTTTACAACATATGTTTCCGCAATCTGCTCTATCGTATTCTCTATTCGCCTGTAATCTATAACATTACCCGGAGTAGCCTGTATAAAGCCCTGTGCGTACCACTTATCATAAGGAACATGGTCTTTATTCGATCGCATATGCATATTTTCCTCTGGTATCCAAAACCATGCAAGAAAGATATATTTTTCATCTTCATTACGAGGAGGGAAACACAATACCAGCGCGGTCAGATCGCCTGTTGAGGATAAATCAAGTCCTCCGTAACATTCCCTTCCTTTAAGCAACTCCGGATCGACCGTTTCATCATTTGCGTCCCAATCGGTCATAGAAAGCCAGTGTGTCGCTTTATCTGTCCATATATCAAGTCTCAGTTGCTTAAACAGAGCTTCCTCAACGGGATTACCTTTCGCACTTTCATACGCTCTGCGCACCTTTTCAATGCTTACGGTATGTCCAAGCGAGGGATTCGCTTTATACCAGTTTTTCTCATCCTCCCAGTCGTCATCGGGAGTAAGACCGTATATCTTTCCATAGAACGCTCCGTCAGTCTTCCTGCCCTCAGCAATATCAATAGTCTTCTGATGCAGTTCATAGCAGATTGAATTTTTGTCGTTTCCCGCAGTAGTAAGAGCTATTGTCAGTGGCTGAAGTCTTGCGTCTCCCGACCCTTTTGTCATAACATCCCATAAATCTCTGTTAGGCTGGGCGTGAAGCTCGTCAAAAATACATCCCGATACATTAAATCCATGCTTATTGCGTATGTCGGAGGACAAAACCTTATAAACGCTTTTTGTCGGCAAATAAATCATTCTTTTACGGGAAAGTATCAATTTTATACGCTTTTTAAGAGCCGGACACTGTTCTACCATACTTACAGCAACATCAAATATAATGGAAGCCTGCTCCTTATCAGTGGCACAGCCGTAAACCTCGGCTTCATATTCCCCATCCGCCGCCATAAGATACAGTGCCAGCGCCGCGCCAAGCTCTGATTTACCCTGCTTTTTAGGAATCTCAATATATGCCGTATCGTATTGTCTGTATCCTGTTTTGGGATTGACCGTTCCGAAAATATCCCTGATTATTTCTTCCTGCCATTCTATCAGTTCGAAAGGCTTGCCATGCCACTGCGCCTTTGTGTGCCTTAAGTTCCGCACAAAATTTACCACATGATTTGCTCCGGCATCGTCTATGTATAATCCAGATTCGGTCTTTCTGTATGCCATGGACTATTCAACTCCTGCCAGAAAATTCCGCAGTGCGTTTTTATCTTCCTTTCCATTTCTTACAAGATGGATACCGTCGGTGATGTTAAAGGTTTTTATATATCGTTGGACAATTACATCACAGAATTTCGGGTCTAATTCCATAATATAAGCGTTCCGGTTTATCTGTTCACAGGCTACAAGCGTTGAACCGCTGCCGCCGAATAAGTCTATAACATTCTCGCCGCGCCTACTTGAATTTTGTATAAACCTTGCACACAGCTTTACAGGCTTCATAGTAGGATGTTCGGCATTTATGAGGGGTCTGTTCTCATGAATAATTGTCGAAGTTTTCTCCAATTCTCTCTTTATTTCCACAAGCATAGCCTGAAGCTCCGATTTTTTCAGTTTGTTTATATCAACTCTGGATGCTTCGACTATAACGGTGCTGTTTGACCTGTTATCGGTGAAATAATGCGCTGCTCCCGGTTTCCATCCGTACAATATCGGTTCATGCTGCCACTGATAATCCTGCCGACCGAGAACAAAGCTGTTTTTCACCCATATAAGACACTGCCGGAGCGTAAGCTTCGCGTCAGCCACAGCTCTACGGAAATTCAAACCTTCACTGTCGGCGTGACATATATAAAAAGCTCCGCCCGGTTTCAAGGAATATTCTATCATTTCAAATGCGGAAGTCAGAAATTTCAGAAAATCGCTGTCATTCATATTGTCGTTTTTAATTTTTCCCGCCGCTCCCTCGTAATCAACATTATACGGCGGATCTGTAAAACACATATCCATTACTGCACCACCAATAAGAACATCAATATCATTTTTATGTGTGCTGTCACCGCACATAAGGCGGTGGTTGTTTATTACCCATATATCGCCTTGTTTAGTAAATAGTTCTTTTATATTTTTCGCTTCTTTCTCCGCGTCAAAATCATCTCCTCCTATCTCATCGGGATTTGTCTCCCCAAACATCTCGCCAAGTTCCGCCGCGTCAAAACCCGTAAGAGATACATCAAAATCTCCATCGTCAAGTTCTTTCAGCAAATCTGTTAAAAGCGGTATATCCCATTCACCCGTTATCTTGTTTAGGGCTATATTCAAAGCCTTTTCCTGTGTATCGTCCAGATCAACAACAACGCAGGATACCTCCGTATAACCCAAATCAATAAACACCTTCGCCCTCTGATTGCCGCCGACAATATTTCCGCTGCGCTTATTCCATACCACAGGCTCTACATATCCGAAGTTCTGTATCGAATTTTGAAGCTTCTCATATTCCGAGTCTCCCGGCTTCAGGTCTTTTCGCGGATTATATCCAGCCTGTTTTAGCTCTGATACCGGAATATCCCTTATCTCACATTTTGTATTATTCATAAAATCAACTCCTGTTTATCGATTTTTTGCCTAATGTCAAGAGTTCCTCCATTGCATCCTCATGTGGATTGCCGCTTCTGAAATCAACCTGACTGTTTTCCCTAACAATCTCCCATATTTTATTCCACGCACTGTCGGCCTGCCGCAAATATTTTAATCCTATATCGACATATGGAGACTGCATAGGTTGTCCGGTAGTAGGATGCTTTGCGAGCAGATTTTTCTCATTCCATTCCTCACACTCAAGCCATCGGGATTTACAATGTGCGTATTCTTCTATATGTTGCGGATTTATATAGCCGAGACACTTTGTTCCTCTGAGCCATTCGACTGTGTTATTAAAAATTTCTACACCTTTCTCATTGAGAAAATCCGGCGGTATAAAATCAATTCCGTTTTGCTTTATATTATCGTCAAGTACCTTTAACGGACGTTTACTCGGATTTCCGTCAAGAATATTATCATACAATGCTTTTTTGGGTCTGCCTCCCGTTCCGGGTTTCGGACCGCGTTTTCCCATTATAACACCTCCATATCCAAGAATGGTATATCCCCCTAAAACTTTCGCGAAATTGCACAGAAGAGGGGGCGGCGGTCTCGAACAGTTGTTTTCGGGAGATTTTACACGCCCCTCCCCTTAATAAAAAAATTACATTTTTCTGTGCTTTATCCGGTTTCCGAAGCCACCGTCCTCAAGCACAGTCTTACGGTCATGGCATTCCTTGCACAATGCCTGCCAATTGTTTCTGTCCCAAAACAAACCGTTATCGCCTTTATGCGGAGTTATGTGGTCAACGACTGTCGCCTCGGTCAGCCGCCCGTTTCTTTTGCATTCGATGCACAGCGGGTTCTCCTTCAAAAATATCTTTCGTGCTTTCTGCCACCTGCCGCCGTAACCGCGCGTATGAGCTGATGGACGGGCTTTTTCAAGGCGCAGAAGTTCTTTATGTTTATCACAGTATGTTCCATCTGTAAGGTTGGGACATCCTGCGCATTTGCAAGGTTTCAATGGTTTGTACGGCATAATGCACCTCCGTTTCTTGTATATTTATGAAAACATTATACCATAGTTTTATTGCCCCAATGCGACAACTTTTTAAAAACAAAAACTTTTATCACGAAAGTTTTGTAATGTGTTTGTTAGAATAAAAAAGCCGCGCAGGACGGCTTTTTCACATATTACCGTATTTAAGGAAGTATAGCAATACCATTAGTACACAAAATACACAAAGTGTATTTGTGCATATTATGGCATAAGAAACGATGTTTCAAGCTATTTCCCCGGTATTTACCAGATGTCTTTGCTTTTGTTATTAATCAATTTCGCCGAGATTGCGCCCTACTTCTATTACAAATTGTTTTATGTACCGCTGCATATTGCGCTCGGACATATGTACGGATATATCCCTGTATAAACGCCGTTTCCAGAACTTCTGAATAACAAGATCGCGCGTTTCATTGTCAGCGCAGTTAAAAGCCGTTTCAAACGCCGCTGTTTTGCGCACAAGCTCTTGTTTCTTTTTGTCGGTATAATCTGACGATTCTCCCTCAAAAGCCCCAAGTTCAGCTTTAAGGCAGTTATAATCGCGTATTACACTTGTTATCCTTTTCCACACTTCCGGTCTTATATGCTTCGGCATATACTCTCTCGCCACGCAGTATCACTCCTTTAATGCCTGCTCATCCTCGGCGGTTCAGGTAGCGGCTGCCAATATAGTATTTTTAAATCTTTCCATCCAGTTTGCCCGTTTACGAACCCCGACCACTTACCGTTAAATGTATAACTGATTCCTATTGTTTGAAAAAGTCTGTTATAACTGCCATATCTAAAATATTCATATACTACAAGCACAT